CGCGGCTGCCGTCGCCGCGGCCTGGGCGGCGCGGTCGGCCTGGTGCGCCTGCGCCTCGGCAGGGACCGTCATACCAGCGCCCCCTCCTCGACCTCGGCGTCCTCGTCCTGGTCCTCGACGACGTCCCCGTCCCCGACGTCGCGGGGGCCGCGCTGGGCGAGCATCTGGGAGGCCGCGGCGATCGGGTCCATTTCGGCCTCCCGCTCGCGCATCGCGACGACGTCCGCGACCTCGGTCGGCGTGAGCCCGTACCTGAGGGCCAGCCACTCGAAGGGAAAGCCGATGTCCTTCAGCTTCACCAGGGCGTCGGCGAGCTGGGCGTAGGAGCGGGACTCCGAGTCGGCCCACAGCACCGCGCCCGCCCGCATGGCCTTCGCCTTCGCGTCCTCGCCGCGCGCGAGGTAGACCAGGCGCGCGACCTCGCGCAGCGCCTGCCCGAACCACAGCTTCTTCTCGTTGACCCGCTTCACCAGGCCCGTCTCGGCGGCGAGCAGCGCGTCCCCGGACAGGTTCGCCATCTTCCCGATGAGGTAGTGCTGCGGGGTGCGGGTCTGCGCGGCGAGGTGGCCCACCGCGACCTCGATGATCTGCGTGTACGCGGCGAGGTTCGCCGCCTGCCACTCGGCGATCTTGGCGTCCTTGCCGGTGATCCACGCGACCCGGTCGACCGCGAACTTCGCCAGGTCGACCGGCTGTTTGCCGACGATTTCCCCCGCGCTGTTCAGCTTGGGGATCATCGGCCGCTCGGCGCCGAGGACCACGCGCTGAGGGAAGGACGCGTAGTCGGAGGCGGTGAACAGCTGCGCCCACACGAGGTTGATCGCGTCCTGCATCGCGACGACGCCGGTGATATCCGAGATCGGGTCGTCGACCAGCATCGGCTTGTTCGGCAGCTCCACCAGCGGCACCACCCCCATCGGGTTGGGCTGCGGGTTGGGCTCGCGCAGCTCCTCCTCGTCGCGGGGCTCCCACATCGTCCGGCGGTCCCGCTCGCCGGGCGGCAGCCACAGCTTCATCGCCTCGTCGGCGTCCGCCAGCTGCGGGGACTTGTCCTGCCGGGCGAGCGGCCGCTCGAACTTCCACAGCTCGTCAGGCAGGTAGAGGGTGGCGTAGTCGCAGTTGCCGTCCTGCCAGCGCTTCAGGCCCGCCCGCCGGCGCACGCGCGAGCCGGGCTCGTAGAGGACGATGCACTGCGCGGCGTCCTCGAAGGTGACGACCGGGGTGTCCTCGTCGTCGGGGTCGCCCCACACCAGCACGAACGACCGCGCGGAGTTGACCGCGCCGAGGAACCCGAGCTGGCTGTCGCCGTCGAGGCCGTTGACCTGCCACACCTCCCACAGGTCCTTGTCGGCCTTGACCTCGCCGGAGGCCTGGAAGCCGGTCACGTCCAGCCGCTCGACCGGCGAATCGGCAACGACCTGGACCCAGTTGTCGGAGAAGTCGCGGTAGCGGTCGCCGTGGAACTTGGCGAAGTCGTCCGACGCGAACCGCAGCGGCTGCTTGCCCCGGTAGTAGTCGTTGTTCCGGTCGATCTCCGAGCGCCTGCGGATCAGCTCCGACTCCAGCAGAGACACCAGCTGCAGCGCCTGCCCCAGGGTGGCCATACGCGCCTCCCTTCACGAGCCGTAGTAGTAGGACACTTCCTGCTCGGCCAGGCCCGCCGCGATCACGTCGCCGAGCGCCTCGTGCGCGAGCACTGACGACACGGCGATGTCGATCTTCTGGGTGGGACTCGCCTTGCGCAGCACGTACAGCCCGCTCGGCCGCTCGGCCTGGCGGGCGTTCTCGATGTGCGACTGCGTCAGCGCGCAGCCGTCGTGCGTGAACGCCGCCGCCCGCTGCCCGTCGGCGGTGTTCCGCTTCAGGACGTCGGTCTTCAGCCGCTCCGCCGCCGCGTGCATCTGCACCTGACGGCGCGTGTACCAGCGGATCACCCGCTCCTCGCCGTACAGGTCCACCCACTCGTCGACCTCGGTGTCCCAGTACGGCGGGTCCGCGTACAGCCGCACCACGTCGTAGCGGTTCATCAGCTGATCCATCGCCGCGCGCACCTCCGCGCGCGGGACCTGGCCCCCGTAGTCGGCCGGGTTCCAGATGGTCGGCTCGTCGTTCGACCCGTACAGCGGGGTGAACTGGTAGCCGTCCATCGTCTCGGCCCGGATCGCCGTCCAGTCGTCCATGTCCGAGCCGTCGAACCCGAGGACGATCCGCGTCATCGGCCGCACCCTGCGCGGCTTGGCCTTCGCCGCCCACTTCGTGCCGTCCAGCCAGCCGGCCGAACCGGCCACGCACCGGTTGCCGAAGAACCGCTCGGCCTGCGCCGGGTCCTTCTCCATGATCTCGGCAGCCTCGGCCTCGATGGCGTCGAGGTCGACGTGCGTACTGCCCGCGTACACCACCGTGTGGATCTTCCGGCGGTCCCGCTTGTTGTTGTACGACAGCGCCTTCGGGGCCTGCGGGTGGTACTTGAAGATGTCCCGCGCCTTGGCCTGAGACGTCGTCTGCGCCACCGACCCCTCCGACGGATCCCACCCGTTCGTCGTCTCCATCGACCGGCCGCCCATGCCCGCCGCGCCACGGCGCTGCGTCTCCGCCGCCTTCCGCAGCTTGTTCGCCGCGGTGTACAGCCCGGACTCGTCCTGCATCGCGAAGATGATCGGGTTGCCCAGACGGGACAGAGCCGACGAGGTGACCGTCTCGATCTTCCCGTCCTCGCCGACGCGCGTGAACTCCTCGCCCACCCGCATCAGTTCCTTCAGCGGGCCCTTCTTCACCATCGACTGCAGCGGCCGGTACACGTTGTCGACCTGCGACTCCGAGGTCGCCATCAGCTGGATCAGCGGGGTCGGCCACGGCGTACCCATCGGGTCGCCGGGCTCGTACTCGTACCACCAGCCGCACGAGCAGCCGTGATCCGAGCACCGGTACCGTTCGCCGCCGCGGGCCCACCCGTTGAAGACGACCGGGCCCGCGGCTTCGGCCAGGACGATGGTCGCCGACCACGGGCCCTTGCCGGTCTTCTGCGGCGCCACGACCTGCGAGCGCCGGTAGTGGAACGCGGGCGCCAGCTGCCCGAAGGTCGCCGTCGGCTTGACGCGGTAGTGGTTGACCGTGCACCACAGCTGCCACGGGTACAGCTCCAGGTCCTGGCCGGCACGGAATCCGTCGGGCACCGGGCAGTGGCGTTCGATCCAGTCCGGGACGATCCACAGGGTGGGGAAGTCGACGACGAAGCCGTCGAGGTCAGGCGCCTTCGCCACGGGGCACGACCCTCAGGCGGTCACGTGCGCTCGGCCGCCGGGGCGCCTCCACCGGCTCCTCCGGCTGCTCCTCCTCGACGGCCGGGGCGATCTTCCACCGGTTGCGGAGCATGCCCTGCACGGACAGACCCAGCGAATCCAGGTACTGGCGCACCACCTTCTGCAGCTCGACCGACGCCTTCGGCAGCTCCGCCTCGGCCAGCTTCCGCACGAACATCGCGACTTCGTAGCGCTGGTCCAGGGCCTCCCACGCCACGGCCTGCGGACGTGACCACAGGTCGTCCCACAGCACGATCTCCCGCTCGGTCTGCGTGACCAGCGGCCACTCCGGAGCCGGACCGGGACGGCCCTCGGCCGGGAGAGTCGACCAGCCGGCCGCGTTCATCGGCCTCGACTGCCGCAGCGACCGAGGGTCCGGCGGCGGGCCGGAGACAACACGGGCTCCACCCTTGGGCATTGGTGATCACTCCTCCACGCTGCCTTGCGCAGCACTGGGCACCGTCACCTTGCGTGACGATCTTGACCTTCTGAACCCGACGGACCCCCCGGAGCCCTCCCCGGCGTTCTGGACCCCCTACTGGCCAGGGGTCCACCCCCACCCTCCGGCAAGCCTCTGACCTGCGCTTTTGCATCCCGTTAGGGCTCTGACCTGCAACGATGCCATTTGGTCACCCTTCGCGGTCGTTCCAGCCTCCTGGCTGATGCCTGGCTGTCTCTCTAGAGTGGTGAGCCTTCGTCATCGCTTGAAGGTTGGACCAGTCATGACCTCGTGGTCCGAGGGGTCCGAGTCCGTCACGGTGGTTGACCTCCGTAGCTCTGGGACGTAGGAGCGCGGGCATGGCCTCGCACTCCTCGCACTCGCAGTACGGATGGGCTCTCAGGTACTCGGATCGTGTACGTGCCCAGCGTGTGTCATAGCCCTTGGACGCTGCGGTGGGCCGTGCGCGCTGGGCCTTGCCCTGGCAGGGCTCGCAGCGTCCCCCAGGGGTGAGGGTGGGGCATCCGGGTGTGGGGCAGACCTGGAGGGCTCGGCGACCCATGATCTACAGCCTTCGGTCTTGCCGCCGCAGGGCTACGGCGGTGGCCGTGAGCGCCAGGGCGCCGATACCTGCGCCGAGGATGGCGTTGGGCGCCGTGGGGTTGCCTGTGAGCAACAGGTCGGTGGTGGCGGCTGCTACGACGAACCACAACACGGTCGCCAGCAGGGCTGTCGCCTTGGTGGTCCCATCGCTCCGAGGCGAGGTCGGGCTGCGCGGATGGGCGCGGGCGGCCGCGCTGGCTTCGCTGCGCTGGATCCAGCCGGTATTGAGACCGCAGGAGCAGACGACGGTGGCGCGGCCGGTGTCTTCGTAGCAGGCCCAGCCGTCTTCGGGCGGGAGTTCACGGATCTCGGCGACGAGGGTCGGGCGGTGGATCATCGGGGCCTCCCTGGGCGAGGTGCTCCGGCCTGTTGTGCGGGGTACCTGGCTCCCGCTCCCTGGTTCGCTGTCACCCGCCTGCCGGCCCTCTGTGCCTCCGGTGTGGCGCCAGGCCCCGCGTTGCATGAGGAAGGCCCCGCTGGTGGGCGGGGCCTTGGTGTCTCCGGGGGCCGCATCCTGCTTGGTGCGGGAAGGATCCAGTTGCCTGGTTCCGGCCTTGTCCGGCAGTCGTGTGGTGCCCGTTTCGGGACACAGCTGTACACCGGGATCGTGACAGGCTTCTGACCTGCGGTCAAGCGGCTTCGGCGGTGGGGCGTCGGAGGAGGCCGCGTTGGTCGGCGAGCGCTGTGACGTCGGTGGCGAGGTACCAGGGGTGCCGGTCGGTGCCGCCGGAGCGGGCGAGTCGACCGCGTTGGACGAGCTTGCGGACGCCGGCGAGGCTGATGCCGAGCTGCTGCGCGGCCTGGTGGGCGGTGAGGTGACCGGGCCGGATGAGCTGTGACTCCATGCCTCCATGATGAGGCAGCGGTGTCGCCTGCGGGCCCTCTCCGGCAGGCGGATTCGGGGCCGATTCGGGGGCCTGACGGGAGGGCCCGAAACTCGAAACTTCGCAGGTGGAAGCCGATATCGAGGGCGAAACCGGTTTCGGATCAAGGTGAAACCACGGGGGTGATCCGAAACCGGCTTCCGGGCCTCTACTCGCCGTCCTCGGCGGCCGGAATGTCGGCCTGGCGGAGGCCCTTGGCGCCGCCGCAGCACTCCCGGATGGTGAGCTGCCGGGTGGACACCTTGAACGGCTTCAGCGCGGCCGACAGCGCCGTGGAGGCCCCGGCGGCGTCCATCTCCGTCCACGGCCGGTACAGGTCACCCCGGTACGCGGCGAGGGCCTCGACCAGGCGGTGGGAGTGGACGGTCTCTACTCCCTCGGGCCAGATGGCGCGCAGGTGGTCGAGGACGGTCTCGACGTCCTTCTCCTCGACGGCCGCGCCGACGGACTGCCCGGACAGGGTGCCGGCCGCCGTGCGGAGCGCGAGTGCCCGCTTGGCGATGTCCTCGGCCTCGGTCTGCTTGATGAACGCGGCCCGCACGGTGATGCCCTCGCGGCCGCGGGCGAGGATGCCGGTGCCCTGCTCGTCGATGCTGATGTCCGTGGCGCGAAGCCCGCGGTCGTAGGCGCCGGTGCCGAGCACGTTGTTGTTGGCGCGCCAGTCCATGACGGCCAGGCACAGGCGGGTCCCGACCGAACTGGAGACGGACGACGGCAGCGAAGGCGCGTCGGGGTTCTGCGTGAGGAGGATGAGGATGATGCCGTACGCCCGCGCCTTCTTGATCAAGCGTGTGGCCAGGGCGGCGGCCTCCTCCTTGTAGTCGTCGTGGGTGAACAGCTCCTGCACCTCGTCGATGACGATGACGCGGGGGCCGAGCTGCTGCTCGGGGTACTTCTCGGCGAGCGCCCGAGTGACCTTGCGGCCCTCGGGGACCTCGGAGGCGGGCAGGGAGCGCACGAACGCTGCCCGCCGCTGGTACTCGGCGATCCCGGACCGCATCCCGGCGAGGGCGGCCTCCAAGTCCTCGTCCTCGTCGCCGGACACGTACCGGTGGCAGATCGGCTTGACCGAGTCGAGGTCACCGGAGCCCTTCAGCTCGTAGATCCACAGCTCGGCCGTGGGATCGAGGGCGACGCCGAGGACGATCGCGAGCGCGCACGACGTCTTGCCGGAGCCGGGGATGCCTCCGACCAGCAGGTTGGAGTACATGAGGGTGATCTCGACGAGGTTGCCGCGCGGGTCGAAGCCGTACGGGAGCGGCTCGTACACGTCGGCCTGGCCCTCACGCATGAGCGGCCACAGCTTCCGGCCGGCCTTCGCCGGGTCCCGCTGGGCGACCCAGAGGACGAGGCGGCCGGGGTGGGCGGTGCGGTCGCCCTCGGGCCACACGGTGGAGATGGGGCGGCGCATGGCGGCCGCCAGCTCTTCGCGCTTCTCCAGGACGGCGGTGGCCTTGATGCCCGGGGGAAGGTCGACCTCGGCGCGCCAGCCGGGCCCGTCGCGCATGACCTCGGCGGCGAACTCGACGCCACGGCGGCCTTTCCTGCCCTCGATGCCGATGGCGGCGAGCGCGTCGAAGACCTCGGTGGAGTCGAGGCGGCGCATCACGTTGGTGGCCACGTAGCGGGTGATCAGGGGCTTGTCGCCCTTCTTGCCGTTCAGGCCGGCCAGGGCTGCCGCTGCCACGGCCGCGCCGATCGTCCAGCCGGGCACGAGGAACCAGCTGACCAGCGTGGTGATGCCGGTGGCCGTGGCGACCGCGGTGGAGGCGACGCGGCGCGGGTGGACGCGGCGGGAGTGCTCGCGGGACAGG